CACCACAAGCCCATTCAATGCAACGGGGACTGAAGCCTGCAACTCGCCTGTGCTTGGTTTGTACAGCAGCTTGGCGTTGCCTGTGTACAAAGTGGAAGCGTTGCCAGTTGTGACGCTGGAGTAGACCGGGTATAGGTTCGTTGCAGTGGCTGTGTCGTTGGAGATCACGGCCCCGCCCAGGAGCGTCCAGTTTGCGCCGTCATACCCCTCATACTGGGACAACGTGCTGTTCCAACGAATCTTGCCTACTGCTCCCGTGGGCCGCTGGCCTGTCGTACCCGCTGAAATCTGCAATGCCCCCGTGGAGGTAAACGACGAGTCCCCCGAAGCGGCCAGGATGTTTACATCAACCGTAGTCCCCGCAGAGTCTATGTACACCGCCCGCTCAGCAGGCTGGGTAACAAACACATCTTTGGTGCCCGATGTGAAGTTGACCAGCGAACCTGAATTGCTGGAGGCCAGAACCGTTGTACGAGAAAGCGTGTTCCCAGACGTTGTGTACGTGCCAATACCTACTTCCCACTCGCCCGAGACTACGTTGGCTATGGTGTAGTAAGTGCTGTTGGCGTTACCAACACCAGCAAGAAAAGTCTGAAAGCCCGTGTACGCGCCACCCAGCGTTACAGAGCCAGTGCCTGTAGTGGTGGTAGTTTCACGGACTCGATCCGCGAGGACGAGTGCCATAGATCATGCTCCTGTCAGTTGAGACTCTTCAAACCAGCGTTGTTGAGTTGCTCCATCCGTATCCGTCCATTCGATCAGATATGAAAACACACCCTCTTCGCTCATACGCAGTGCAAGCACCGGGCCTTGAGGAACGACTGCGACAGCTTTAACAACGTCGCCTTTTTTGAAAGTTGTTGCCATAATTAACCTGCCAAGCTCAAAGTGTAGGTAACAGAAAGGGTGTCGCCAGACACAACAGAACGGTCTCCTGGGGCGCTAAAGTCTGCGGCTGAGTACAAAGTACCAGTCGTACCACTCTTGGTGTTGTTGCTGGTCAGGAACGCCCCACCCACAGTTGTCGTGCCGTTGATGCTAAACGATGCGGGAGAAGCTGAATTGGTGGCCACTGAGGGGTTAGCCGTGGTGGGTGTTCCAAATGTGCAAGCAGGCCGGGTGGCTTGACTATAAGCAGTCACTTCAGTCCAACCAGCATGGGAAGACATGGTGTCACCAGCGGCTGGGCTGTTAGTTGCACCAGACCCATAAAGCCCGATGTACCAAGCTGCGGTGTATGCGCTGCCCGTGAAGTACTTGGCGTTCATGTCTTGCAGACCCACGTTGACCACTAGATTGGGGGCTTCGTCTTCCCACTTCAGGTTGCCTTGTGCATCATGGCACTGGATTTTGTATACGCCTTTTGCGCTTGCGCTATCAGCGGCGGAGCCACCAGCAATCAAGCTGCTTGAGGCAACATCTTTGGATTTAACTTTATCGTTGAACATGATTGCTCCTTAAACAAGCCGAATGAGTGCCGATGTGCTTGTGTTTGCAGGCATCGTCACGGGAAAACTGTTGGTGGACGTTTTGTTACTGCCAAAGTCCAAGACGCACACAGCGCCATTGGCCCCGGCTTTGTAAATCAAAGCGCCCCTGGCAGTGATAACCCCCGTCCAAGACGGGGATGAAAAATTGATGAACACAATGCTTCCAGAAGAAGCCAACTCCGTGCCGATGGTTGCAGTAACCACCAGACCGCCAGCAACGTAGTTGCCCCCAGACGCCTCATCAGCCGCAGTGTACGCCGTGGTGTTCTGGTCAAGTGTGGCCGCGTTGGTGTACAGCGCCAGATAAAAGGTGTCTGTCGCAAAATTGATTGTGCCGTTTGCCAGCCCGGAGCGAAGTGTGTTGCAACTGTAGTTGCCAGTGAACGCCATCAACGCACTCCGTTATTCTGCGGCAACGGCGCTTGCCGGTACTGCCCGCTGCGGTACGCATCACTGCGCTCCAGCCCATCGCCCAGACGCTGGGCCAATGCAAGCGCTTCTTTGTACTTGGCGTCATACAAACCAATGAGGTCTTGCTCACCTTTCATGAAGGTGTACGCTTCTACCAACGACCCGTACAACAGCACGGAGTCGAAGTTGTCACCTAGCCAAGTACGACCATCTGTGGCTACCGTGATTGACTCTGGATAGAAGAAGTAATGCAACTCCATGTTGTAGATTGCATCAGGAGTGGGACCAAGGATAAACGACAACTCGTCGCTGTTACTGTATGACGGGCCAAAAAGCGCATAGTACTTCGGGATGGCTGTGTCCGTTGGTTGTGGGTACGCTTGGCGGATAAAGTTCACATCTTTGTTCAGCAGGTACTCGTATGAGCCGTCTGCGGCAATTACTGCCATTGAATACGTTGCCAAAAAGTCAGATGGGCAAGCCAAATACTTGTTGCTTGTGGATGTAAACCCCGTCACGTTCTTGCGCAACGACGGGAACTGAACCGAGTTGTATATACGTTGTTCAGCCTGCGTGATGAAAGTGTTGATCTGTGTCGTTGCGGACACAGTACTCCCACTCGCAAGGTACACATCGGGAAACTGGTTCTCGGTGTACGTCTGAATCGTGTTGTACAACTCGGTGTAGTTCATGCCATCGGGCCTCTGGCCATCTTACCTTTGGTCTGCGCTTTACCGCCACGCACCACAATACCGGAGGTTTTCATGGGCGGGTAGTCCTGGCTGCGCGTGTTGCCCACAGACACGTTTGCTTTGCGCATCGTCTCTTTGGCTGGCTCTTCGCCAACAATCACGTTGGCCACTTTGGTTGCTTGCTTGTAGGTTGCCATATCAGCCCCCACGACCAGGACTACGCTGGTTCATGACCTTGGCCATGTTGCGTCCGTATTTCAGCATGTCGCCGTTGGTCTTGCCGCCAGCTTTGAGTTTGGTCATGGGCTTGCCAGGGTGCAGCTTTTTCTCATGCTTATGCACCGCGCCTGCGACCATCTTCTTGTCTTGTGCCAAGTCTTTCTTGTCCATCTTCGACTCCTTATGTCGTTGCTACCGTAACTGTACCCAATTGCACGCCTAAAACCAAGTTATTTGGTGTCAAAGCGGCATCAAAAAACTCTGAACCCCCAACGGGTGTCCAGCCCCACTGAAAAATCCTGCTGCCCCCGCTGAGAATCCCTTGGGCATCAGCCGCTGAACTGTTGGTCAGTTCAATTTGCAAACCTGTGCGCCCAGACACTTTGTAGCTGATGTCGGGCCTGGGGTCTCGTATCCCTTGCGGGTCATCCACCGGGTACATACCCAGTTGCAACTGCGGCTGATCCGGGTCCCAACACTGGGGGCACACCTTGAGATCATATACCTTGGTCTTGACAACTTCTTTGCGCAGCGTGGTCAACTTGAAGCGAAAACCACAACGGTCGCACTCCGCAATCGAGTTCTTTCCAGATGCAAACCTGTTGCCCATTTTAGTTTATAAACATTTGTCTGGGCACAAGCCGCAGAGCTGCACGTTCTTGGTCTTCATCCGCAGCCGTCATCCAGGCTTCGTCGTATTGCTGTTTGAGCACGCCCAGGCGTTCCATGCCACCAGGGACTTTGAGCGCAATGTAGTACGCCAGCCCTGCCGCCATGCAAGGAACAAACCGGAAGGGTACGTCCATGACGTTCACGCCACCACCTGCATCTTGCACCCGGCGCATGCGCCAGTAAACAAACTGGTAGGTCTGGGAGCCATCAGGTGTGGGCCACACAGTGACACGGGGGGCGTTGTTGACGCGAATGGGGTTGCCCGCCACAGGGGTCTGCTGGGTCGTGCCGATCTGTGCACGAAACACGTTACTAAGGGTGTTGCCTGAGATGTAGTTGTAAAACACCGTTTCTGTGCCGCCAGCAGTCACGATGTCCACGTATCCAATGGCTGGGAGTCCCACAACAGAGTTCAACGTGATCGTCGCGGCAGTCAAGTCTTGGGACACAAACGTCGAGGCAGTGGTGGCCACCTGCCCGTCCAGGCGCTGATACCAAACCTGGATAGGACGGGCTTGGTTAAGCTTGTTGGGGATGGTTGCGTAGGTGGACACGCTGATGCGTGTGATCGTCAAGTCGGCTTGGTTGGACAGGATGTTTGCATTAGTGCGGATCACATGATCCAGCAAATCCACGGTGTCTGTTGGGACGGCGTAAGTGTTCAACCCTTGTGTCAGGGTAATCGTGCCCTGCTCAAACGTCCACATGTTGATGCCACGATTGGCCCAGTCGGCAAACAGTAAGTTCAGTGACCGACGCGCCGTTCGCAGGTCGTACCCCGTGCGCATCTCTGAACCCGCACGTTCAAACGCTTCCTCAACCAACTCAGTGAGGTCGAGGTTAAAGCCTGATTGTCCAGAGGTGACTGCCATTATCTAAATCCCGCCGTTTTCTTTGCAATGCTCTTGGGCTGGGCCACAAACTGTTTACCTGCCGCCTTGCCTTTTCGTTTGGCCTTGGTGGTGGCCGCGTACTCGGCAGAAGACAAAGACTTAATTGCCGCTTCTGGCAAATACCGCTCCCCCGTCTTGGACGAAGGCTTCCCCGACTTGGTGCGCCATTTCTGGTCACCCCAGTTTTTAAGGGAAGTCTGCGGTGCTTTCAATCGCGGTAGCCCCCGCCCGCAGCCTTGTACTTCTTGGCCACAAGCTGTGCTTTACGGGCCGACCATTGGCCTGCGCCCGTTCCGTGGGTTGCCGCCGCCTTCACCTGGGACACAATCTTCTTGCGAAGACCGGGCTTGGTGTAATTGCCCGCAGCATTCACCGTTCCGCCCTCTTTGAACTGGGTGAAATCGGTGTCATCCCGGCGCTTTTTACGCTTGGCTCCGGGCATTTTGGAGGGGTTGATGTCCCCCATCCCACGGCTGGCAATCATCTCAGCACTTACCGCCGCGCATCATGCCCAGGGGCTTGGAGCCAGCCATCTTGACCATCGTGCCCTTGGTTTTACCCTTGGAAGCGATGCCGTCACGGCTGGGGGAACCAGTTTTGACGCTGCCCATCTTGGCGCTGGTGATGCCACCAGACGCCATTTTCTTTGTGCCCATTGCTTTTTTCTTAGCAATCATTTCCATGAAAGGGTTTGCTTTAGCCATATCACCACCTTTTTTAAAAGACTTGCCTTTGTCGGCGTTTGAAAAATCTTTGCCCACAGACTGTGGGACCCCTACTTTCTTGGCAAACGATGGGTTGTTGGCCACCGCAGCCATGAAATTGTGCTGTTTCTTACTTGTTGACGGCATCGTCGTCTTTCTTTTTACGGAACAACGCAGAAAACTCTTTGCCTGTAGCCATTTCGTAAATGCGCATGACACCCACTACCGCACCGATCAAACCGAACACGGGTGTAAGTAGGTCTAAAAATGTACCGAGTGTGGTAAACACTGCCACGATGTCCAGTACATTTTTTACGCTGTCTGTCTGTTCGGTCATGTCAACATTTCCAAGCCCGCAGGCTCTTGTTAATCCGACTGTTTGGGTCTTTGGCTGTCTTGGGGCTGGTCAACTTTTTCTTCATCCCAGTCATCCTTGCACAGAAAGAGTCGCGCCTGCTGCCGCCCTCGGGCTGCGGCGCTTTTAGACCCGGCTTGCCGGGATTGGCTTTGTTGTAGGAAGCCCGACCCTTGGCGTTCAAGCCGCCCTTCTCGGATTTGCCTTCCTTGCGTTGCCATGCAGGTGACTTAGCCATAAAACACCGTAATTTTTGCAGATGCAGGTAGTGTTACGTGCATGTCTGTGTAGTACAGAATGCCCTCACCGGGAATCGGTATACCAAACGCTGCCAAATTGGTAGAGATGTTGAACTGCAACCGAATAGTGCCCGATGCGCCACCATCCCTGATGATTACGTCCCCCGCTGTGCCGCCCGAAAGGCATTGATACCCTTTGAGGCGATTGCGTCCAGAAACAAGTGTGCCCGTAGCTTCGGTGTGTGCCGCTTTTACGTCTGTTTGCATCGTCATAATCAAACTCCTTTTTTAACAGGGGCCAAAGCCCCGTTGGGTTGATTAAGCGATACGAGAGAACACGTATGCAGTGGCGCTAGAGAACATGATGCGGAAGCAACCAATGCCAGTTACGCCAGATGGCACGGTCAACAGGCCAGCACCAGCACCAGAACCAGCGGCAGCAGCGGCAGACAAGATGCCATTAGTTGCAACAGCGATAGTCACGGTGTTTGCGCCAGCGGTGTTATCAACAAACAAGTCCAGCGTAGTACCGGCAGTAGCGCCCAAGGCCGCGCCCAACAAAGTGCCTGTAGGCAAAGTGATAGTTGTAGCTGCGGCTGAAGTAGATGTGATGTAGCCGGTTGCAACTTCTGCTGCGGTGGCTGTAGCCGTTGCGTTGACAGCGGCTGTTGTTGGGTGGTTTTGGTCAGTAAAAACCAGATTTGTAGTAGTTAGGTTGGTTACGCTAGTAGTAGCACCAAACGTAGCGTCAACTGTAACTGCGCCAGTTGTTGCGTTAATAGAAATGTCTTGAAAGCCGTTTTCAGAACGAACTGGGCCGTTAAACGTGGTATTTGCCATGATTTTTCCTTACATGCAAGTGGGGCGTATCTGTCTGCATGTCGTCAGCCGGGACTGTCAGATACACCGGGAACCCCGGAATAGTTGCAATATACACCAAAAGAAAAAGGGGCACAAGGCCCCTTTTTCATAGACACATTAAGCGCCTGCGGAACCCCACATGCCGAGGGGATCAGACCAGCCGAAGCTGTAACGCTCACGAGCCTTGTAACGGACGTTGCCGGTATCAAAGTCGCCGTCCATCGAGTTAGCCAGGGGCATACGCTCGAAATGCTTCATGCCGTTGGGAACGTCGGTAATCAAATACCAGCCGTTCGAATCGGTCAAGAAGTGGTTGACACAGTAGCCTTCAGGAATCGCACCCATCTGCTTGATAGCGTTGATGTCGTTATCAGCAGTAGAGACGCGCAGTTCAGTGTCAAGCAAACGCTTGGCAACGAACATCAGCGCTGGGGGGATGACCATCTTGCGGGGCTTGGCAGCGATCAACAGACCACGCTCATCGGTCCATGCAGCGATTTGAATCACGGCATTTTCCAAAGAGGTTTCGTTCAAG